TCTTCCCGTCTGGGCTTTACACGATGGACGCCACAAACGGCGCTATCAACGGCAACAGCGTTCAGATCAAGATATGGTATGAGCAGGTTGATGCCGCCGGCACGCCGTCAGGCATCATTGGGCAGCACACGTTCACCGTCAACAGGGCGACCAACACGCCGCAGAGGCACACGGAGTCCATAGACGTGACCGCCGCTCGGTATCGCGTCAAGGTCGATTTCCTTTCGGCTCCGAGCACGTCAAGCTACAATATCCTCACGACGCATTGGAGCGCATTGAAAGGGCGTGTGCCGGATAGCGTCTCGCAAGTCTATGGTCCGGTCACGTTGCTGGTCAGCAAAACGAAAGCGACCAACGGCATCAGCAATGATGCGTCGAGCCGTATACGCGTCAAGGCTACACGGATGTTGAAGCCGCTTGGCGTGGGTGCACAAGTGCCAACCAAGAACCCTGCGGACGCGTTCTATGACATCCTCACCAATCTTGACTATGGATCCAGAAGCGCTGCTGACTCCGTTGATTCCGCAACACTGAATAAACTCAAAGCGCATTGGGGAGCCGAGGGCCAGTTCAATGCGGCGTTCCCATCCAAGACCACGACATACGAAGCCCTCGTTGCATCGCTGCAGACGACCATGGCTTCTCCGGTAAGCGACGGTCACGTGATGTCTGCTGTGCAGGACGGGTTCAAGGCAAACCGGGTCATGATGTTCTCTGACATGAACATCATCCGTGGCACGCTCAAGGTGAATTACTCGTTTGACCGCGTGGGCGACTTCGACGGCATCGAGGTCAAGTATCGTGATCCTGACACCTTTAACACCGAGTTCGTGCGCTACCCTCTCGGTGCGGCAAATCCCGATTCGGTAGACTTTTTCGGCTGCACAGACAAGGTGCTCGCGACCAACTACGCACGGCTTGAGTTCCAGCGACGCGCCCTCATCAGAAAGAACGTCGAGTTTGAGACAGAACTGGAAGGATTGATACCGAAACCCGGCGATCGTATATCCGTCACCAGCATCCTGCCGCGCTGGGGCCGGGCTGGGCAAATTATCAGCGCCCAGTGGCCAGTGCTGCGGCTTGACGGCCCGATGGATTGGTCTGGCGCGAACCACGTGATCATGCTCCGTGGCGCAGATGGCGTTCCGTCTGTCCCGATGCCTTGCCGCAGGGAGGCTATCCCGGACAATCTGAACATCATCATCGACGGGTTCCCGAATCCGCCGTTCAGCATCTACACCGGAGAGCGGCAGGAGGTTACCCAATACGCCTTCGGAACGGGCAACAAGCTGCTGTCAGACTTCATCGTTCAAAAGATAGAGCACGTAGGCGGCGTCCGAGTCCGAGTGGTAGCGTCGGTGTATAACGAGAACGCATATAAAAACAGCTTCGCATTTCTTCAGGTGCCCATATGACCGGTCGTCTTTCATCAATGACTTACCCGCAGGACTTTCCCTGCCCTGCGATTTCGCCATACAACTATAGCGTCGACATGGGGCTGATTCGCTCGTCCATGTCCGGCGGCAACACGCGCCAGCGGCGGCTCTATTCTACGATGCCGCATTTGTTCAATCTGACGTTCCGCATGCCGGTCAAGACTCTTGTATCTTGGCAATATTGGGTAAACCGATTCGGATACGGCTGGTTCAACATCATGATGTCGTCGATGTTCTGCACGGACGGCAACGTGGCGCAGCTCCACATGGTGCGTTTTACCAGTGACTTGAATATCACGATGTTTACGTATGGCTGGATGGAAGTCACGGTGCAGGCAGAACTGACCAGCGACGCATTGGCCTACGTTCCTCGTCCGCCCGGCGTCGGCGCTGGCGTAACGGGCGATTGGATTGTGGCGCAGCACCCAAGAACGGCGAGCAAAGATAAAGTAATCGCAGGAAACCCGCACACAGCGGTTCCGGATAGAGTTATCGCCGGAACGCCAGCAGTACCGAACGCAACGATTTACTTCTAAGGAGAACTAAGATGGCTGATATTCTGGCAAGGGTAAGAACAATCGTCGGAACGACCGCTGAGTGGGCGGCTGACGATCTGGTTATTGGTGATGGTGAAATTTCGTGCGAGCGCCTCGTCGATGGCAAGGTCAAGATCAAATGCGGCGACGGGCTGCAGAAGTTCAGCGTCTTGCCCTACATTCAATCTGACGCTCCAAAGGTTTTGCCGCATGTCGAGACTTTGGCCTACGCTGCCATCGTCGCGCCGGACTTTTCAAAGAGCGACAGCTTCAGGGTAGTCGTTACCGGCGCGTGCAAGATCGATAACCCGTCAAACTTCACGCCCGGCCAGAGCGGTGCCATCGCCATTCAGCAGGATGCAACTGGCGGTCACCCGATCACGTTCGGCACCGTGTGGAAGTTTGAGGGGGGCGCGGCACCATCCATGACTGGCGACCCGAACGCGCTGGACGTGCTGACCTTCTGGGTCGAAAGCGCCACGCGCATCATCGGTCGTGTCATCACCGACAGCAAATAAGGAGCGGCACATGATCAATCCTCTAATTATGTTCGGCGGCAAGAAAGGGCCGGACATGGGAATCGGTGAAGAGTTTGACACCGACTCTCAACACTATCCGATAGCAGACGGTAGCGTCAACGTAACAGAAGCAGAAAAGGCTTACGCGCTCATACGCAGACCGCCGAGGCCAAGGTGGAGCGGCGCGTTCAGATACCGGTATTCCGTTTCGGTGTGGCTGTGCCCGCACAAGTGGATTTCTTCCCGTGAACGCCAACCGTTCGTGTCGGCGTTCGTCCGAACTGACCCTTACGGTAGCGGTAAACCTGACCGAGGGTCCGAGTGGATGATTGCGCAAGATAACGCAGGCCATATCGATGCCCAGTCAGCGACGAACTCCATACACATCGGGCACGCAGACGCCGCCGCTATATATGGGCGGAATTTCACTCTGTCTCGGATGAAATGGACGCATCTGTTCGTAACGGTTGACACCACGCAAGTAGTGGCGGAGGATCGGCAAAAAGTGTGGATTGACGGTGTGTTTACCGCTGGGCGCAAGGGCGCAACATTTTGGAACGACCTGAACCCGCAATCGCAGGATACGCAGTATCCGGCAAATCCCTTCCTTGACCGCAACTACCCCGGCGGCGCGGCAACTTACACCAAAGACACTGACCCCAAAGCCGAAAACTTTGCAATGGGCGTCGGATGTGCGTCGCCGTTCTGGAACAATCCCACCGTATTCCCGATTAACCATGAAAGTCCGCGCGTCAGCGCGGGAATCGCGGCTCTGTATTTTATCGATGACGACGCCACTGTTGGGCAGATCGCTGCACCAGACCCGATTACAAATATCTGGACGCAAAAGCCTGTGCTGCCGGTATTCGGCAACGGTAGCTTTTACCTCAACTTCAAAGACCGAGGTGGCTCTACTACCGGCGCAAACACGGTCATCGCAAGAGATCAACTCGGCACGAGCGAAGCCGTGGCATACAGCGCGAGGCAGAACGTTTCAGGACACCGCAACACGTTCAAGGGCAAAGCCGAAGCAGTCATCGGCTACCCTAAAGTAAACTAACGCCACCGCCTCTGCCGTGCCGTCAGGTTTGGCAGGGGCGGCTTCTGGCGCTTGCAATACAGGCCAGCGATGTAGCCTGCAGCGAAGGCGGCGGTGATGGCGGCGAGTGTGGTCATAGTCCGGACTTTGAAAGTAAATCTTCGAGAATATTGTTAAGATTTATGATTGCGGTATAGGCCTCCTCTAGTTCCGCCTCCAGCGCGGCCTCTCTGATGGCACCGGCACCGTTTATTCGCGCCTGTTCGATACATTCCTGCTGCGCAAGTTTCAGCGCGGCCTCGGCTTTCTTGGCGCGTATCAATAATTCACGATTCGCGTCTGCCTTTTGATTATCGGTCGGCTTCGTGCCATTCTTCATAGCACCACCATCAACAGCAGCACAACGACGACAGCACCAGCAACTACAATTTTGTCGGCAATGCGCGACGGACCGCCGCAGTCCTCGATGGCGTGGCCGGTATTCTCCATTGTGCGGGAAAATCTGAAATGCTTGGGGTCGTGGTTGTATTGGCGGGACATCATGATGTGGTCTCCTTTCGTTTTTGTGATTTCCGCGTTTTTTCGATAAAAATCTCGG